TTGAACATTATACTTCTGCTGAACCCAGAAAACATAGAAGAATTAGTCTGGCTGGTGACATCGTTTTAACCTTAAAACATAGAACTGATACAGAAAGTGGGTTATTATCACCTCAATATTGGAAGCAGTTCTAAATAATATATGCTATAATAAATATTGATATGGCAGCAGGAAAAGTAAAAAAAGAAAAGAAGCAAATCCTCAACCTTGTAGGTAAAGGGGGAGAGTATGCTAATGACACCGATAAGAAAGCATTAAAAGATTTCTTAGATGCGGGTGGTGACCACAACTTTTTTATTATAGAACAGGGAAATACAAATGTATTCAAGTGGCCTAATCTGGGAGCAAAGGGAAATCCTAAAACCGTCTACATATTTGCAGAAACTAAAGCTGTAGAAAATATAAAATCTGCTTATAGGTCAGTAGATAAAGGAGATTCAACATCCTTCAAAGGATTGGTAGGTAGTCATCCAGTGAACCTAACTGCAACCAAAAAAACAGATGGGTTGCAAGCAGCAACTATAACTAAGATGCAGGAACTTGCATCGCTAGAAATTTTTAAGGCAGGGATAGAACGTAATAAGATATACAAAAGTGTAAAAGATATTAGAAAAGATACTTATACAATGAAGTTGATTAATAAAATATGGAAAGATATTGGTGGTTTAGATACAGTAGATGATGATTGGTTAGAGAATTTTTATAAACAACAGCAAGCATTACTAGGTTCTAACGGTATTGGTAATAGAAATGTTACAGAATTTAATCGTGAGAAAGGTTTTATGAAGTTTATAAGTGATGTAGTCAATAAAAAATTTGGTGTGTCTGGTAAAGACAACTGGGATCCTGCTGACATATGGTTAATTAGAGATGAGGATAAAGCAAGAGCAGAAATTAAAAAAATAGTTGATAAACCATCTCCAAATTTTGAGCAGTTTCAATCCTTAATGAGGCAACTCTTTAACGCACATAAAAATGCTAAAGATCCAATGGTCTTTGGCATTTCTTTGAAGAAGGTTGGCAAAGGAGAACCCGCACAAATAGAGTTTGTCAATCACGAACTCGCATTTTTTAAAAGATTGGAGGACATTCAGTTGACATACGTAATGAGTAAATGTAACTTAGGTACAAAAACAGATAAGGGTGGATCTATAGTCATGGGTTCACAAGACACCAGATTTATTATCCAAGATGGTGGTAGTAGCACATATGATTTCCAAATAAAAGGAAACAACTCTACAGATTTTAGTAATTTAAAATACGAACCTACCGCAAAGGGTGCAACTGCTGCTAGATTAGGTAAAGCAACTGTTGAATTGGTGATAGAAACGATGCGAGATAATTTTGGATTATCTTTCACAAAAGATAACTCATCCTATCCAATGGATGTAGATCAATTAGAGAGACAGAAGGATGATATCATAAGAAAAATCTCTACTATACAAAGAAAAGGTTGTGACACAGTAGAAAAAGATCCTGTTCAATGCTATGAGAATTTAAAATTTAGTATGTTAGATGCTCCATGGACTGCTAACTCAAAAATACAGCAGATAACATGGTTGTCCTTGATACTATCACTACCAAAAAAGAAGTTAGATAGTTTCTCTACTGAGATGTTATTCATGGCAAAGAAAGAAGGTACAAGATACGGTCCTTTTGCAAAGATATTCTAATGTCTAAGAATACTCACCTAGAACACCTAGAAGATAGTATCTTGTTAGACGGAGAACAAGGTGCAAAGGATGCTTTTATGTTTCTAGATGAGTTAGCACGAGTATTTACAGGAGTACAGTCAAATAATTTTAAAATTACTACTAAATGGGACGGTGCACCTGCTATATTTTGTGGTACATATCCTGGCACAGATAAATTTTTTGTAGGATCTAAATCTATCTTCAATGTCAATGCAAAAATCAACTTTACTAATGAAGATATAGACCACAATCATGGTAGTTCGCCAGGTCTTGCCAGTAAATTAAAAACTTGTTTAAAATATCTACCAGAATTAGGTATAGAAGGTATAGCACAAGGAGATTTACTATACACTGATGACAAAGTAAAGAAAAAAATTAATGGAACTGACTGTATTATATTCCAACCCAACACTATAACCTATTGCATACCAAAAGAGGATGAATTGTATGATAAAGCAGCAAATGCAAAGTTAGGGGTAGTATTTCACACCTCATATAGTGGTAAAGACATGGCAAGTCAGACTGCTAGCTTTGGATATGATGTATCTAAGTTAAATGATAGTAGAAATGTCCTAGTTTTGAGTGCGGAAACAGGTCAGTTAGGTAGTGATGTGTTGTTGACTAAAAGTGAGAAGACATCATTAGAAAAATTAAAATCATCTAGTGTAAAATCTTTATCAGACGCATCATCATTCTTAGATACAGTAGCAGAACAAATAAAATCTAAAGATCAGTTGGTTATTGGAACTAGACTCAAAATATTCTTTAACAAATACGTACGTGAAGGTAAAAAACTACCTACTGATAGAGTATTTCTTAAAGAATTTCAAGAGTATTTTGAATCTGAAGTAAAAAAAGCAGCAGATAAACTTAAGACACCAAAAGGAAAGGCAGCAAAACTTGCTAAGTTGTATGATGGTTTAGATATGATAAAAGATCATGAAAAAGCACTCAAAAGCACAGTAAATTTATACTCCGCATTGCAATCTGCTAAAGAAATGTTCATACGCAAGTTAGAAACTGGTGAAAGATTTGGTACATATTTAAGAACAGATAATGGATACACTATAACTGCACCAGAGGGGTATGTTGCTATACAAGAAGGTAGTACCGCAGTAAAACTAGTAGATCGTTTATCATTCAGTGTGGCAAACTTTAATGTAGAAAAGAACTGGGTCAATGGAGATACTAAGCAATGAAGAAAGTAGTATTTGCATATGGTAGATTCAATCCTCCTACCATAGGGCATGAAAAACTTATACATGCAGTAGAAAGACAGGCAAGAGGTGAGGATTGGTTAATCATACCCACACAATCTGTTGACCCAAAGGATAATCCTCTACCATATGATGTTAAAACAAAGTATATGAAGATGATGTTCCCACAATACGCTGATCATATAGATGATAAAGCATGTTGCAGAACTCCTGTAGATGTTATGAAGCATCTTATGATGAAAGGATATACTGATGTAGTATTTGTGGTTGGTTCTGATAGGTTAGGTCAGTTTGGTTTCTTACAAAAAAACAATAGAAAGGATGAATACTCATTTAACACCATAGAAATAGTATCTGCAGGGGAGAGAGATCCAGACGCGGAAGGTGCTTCTGGAATGTCCGCATCTAAGATGAGAAAAGCAGCAAAGGATGTAAAAACTTCTGATTTTATGGCAGGAATACCAGACTCATTATCATCAAAACAGAAGTTAGAACTTATGAAAGAAGTTAGAAAGGGAATGGGTTTATAAATAACTTTGATATGTACATCTATATTCATGAAAAGTCTTTCAGACTTCACTAAGAAATCCAAAGTTGCGGAAGCAAACATCACTCGCGATAAGTTCTATAAGAACGAAGTATATAAGAAGGGTGAGTGGGTTCTTACTGAGCAAGGACAAGTTGGTAAAATACACCGACGAGGTCCTAACTACGTATTATGTCTTACAGCAGAGAACACAAAGTTCCGCAGCTGGATTACAGATATAAAAGAAGTCTTTGAGATTGGCACTGATGCATATCGAGAGTATGTTATGTCTATAACACCTGGTCAGAAGGTTCAAAAACCTAAAGGAACTGCCAAGGTGCCAGAGACTATCCCAAGCAAACACCCTACAAATAAGATGGATAAACACGAGTCTAAAAGTCTAGCACAAGTAGCTGCTGAGACTATGCTAAACCCTAAATTCAAGTCTATGAAAGAGACTTGGAGGTACGATTACTCTGCTAAGATAGGCAACACAGACATTAAAGGTCTTGGTGCTGATGGTGTAGGTGGCGGTGACGCACCTGGCATGAAACTTGCGGAACCAGAAGGCGGTAAAGGCAAACCAACCATCAAAAAGGTACAACATTCATGTGCTACTAAGGTAGAACATGCAGAGTGGGGTAAGGGCAACTGTCTAAAAGAGATGCATACACTCGATGAGCAAGGTAACGTTAGTCATTACGACGTTATGTTTGAGCACGGACTAGAGCAAGACGTTCCAGTTCAAACTCTAAACATTCTCGTTAAGGAATACCACGAGCACGTAGTAAATGACGAGAAGAACGAGATTAACGAGAAGAATTTAGATCCAGTTAATCCTGTTGCTGTTAAGAAGAAATTTAAGGACAGAAAAGATAAGGATGTAGACAACGATGGTGATGTAGATGATAGCGATAAGTATCTACACAAGAAGAGAAAGGCAATATCTAAGGCAGTAACAAAAGAGCATCACCAGAAAGATGAGAATGGTAATGTTATTGAGCATGAGGATGAAGACGGAACACCAAGTTCAGTAGAAGAGGCAAAGAAAGGACTCTATGCTAACATCCATGCTAAGAGAAAGAGAGGAGAACCACCCGCAAAACCTGGCGATGAGGACTATCCTGCTAAGGATGCTTTCAAGAAGGCAGCAAAAACTGCTAAGAAAGAAGAGGTAGAACTAGAGGA